AGAATACCGGATTCCGGTTCCGACGATATGAGTTCGATTCTCATCGGGTGTACAAATGGAACTGAAAATCAGTGATTTGAAAGAAAAAGGGACTAATTAAGGGACTAACGGTTAAAAAGGTTCATGGCTTCTTCTTTTGCCTTGTCCGCTATGTCAATATATGGTTTCATAGACTTGTAGTCCCTGTGACCTGTCCATTTCATTACGATATTGGGGGCTATGCCCAGCATGAGTGCGTTGCAGATAAAGGTCTTTCTGCCGCAATGGGTTCCTATCAGTTCATATTTGGGATGGATTTCGTCTATCCTTTCTGCTCCCTTATAATATGTTCTGCATATAGGCTCGTTAATCTCACAGGCTTTGCATATTTCTTTGATGTATTTGTTCATCCTTTGGTTGACCGGCACAGGCAGCGCGTATATCCCTTCTATGCCCTTGTATTTCTCCAGTATGGCCTTAGAATATTTGTTCAGTTCGATTTTTAACGGCTCGTCCGTCTTAATGGTAGTGATGGTAATATATCCGTCATAGATGTCGGCTTTCTTGAGGTTTTTTACATCAGAATAGCGTAGCGAGGTGAAGCATTGGAAACAGAACACATCCTTCGCTAGTTCGAGATGAGGCTCGTTCGGGAATGTGGCATTATATACACTCATGAGTTCATTCCATTCAAGGAATATCACCTTTGCCGGAATGGTCTTTAGCTTCTCCTTGAAAGTGACGAATGAAAGTTCTTTGTTGTATCCTTTTTCTGATGCCCATTTCAAGAACCATTTTGCCAGATTGATATACTTCTTCGCTGTGTAATTCTTCATCCCGGTTTCATTGTCCACTTCTATGCTCATAAAGTAATCCACAAGACGGGATAGTCCTTCATGGGTAAGGTCTGCGAAAGTAAGATCGGGTGCGAATTTCTTTAGGTGGTTCATTGTGGTCTTGTGTCTTTTGTATGTGTTCTCTGACCAACTGTTTTCCTTACCTTGTTCAATGATAAATTGTTGGTAATAGTCGAAAAACGTTTTTTCCTCCTTTTCTACGATTTTCCCATTTCTTTTGTTCACTTCGTTCCGAAATTCGGAAGACGTGGGTATGTGTTCTGTCTGCTCGAAGAAGAAGAAGGTGTCGTTGACGGTTTCTTCAAGACGGTTTATCTCGGCGTTGATAGTTGCAGCCGATATTTTTTTCTTCCCATGAGTGGTGTTAGGCTTGCATCTCTGGGCTTCGGCTACCCATTTGTTATTGTCCACCCGGTAACCCACGTTAAAGGCTACGGTATTCCCGTCCCACTTGATCCTGTAGCGGAGCTTAGAATCAGGTTTGTCTTTCTCCCTGTCCAGAAGAAAGATGCAGTTTCGTTTAATGTTCATAAGTTTTAAGTTTAGAATGAAAAAATACGGCAGGAATCATAACCCCTGCCATTATTGTTATAAATCTCTAAGCCATTTTTTGCCGCTTTTCGTATGTGACCAGATAACGAGTGCTGAGCCTATGATACTGGTCATTAAAAAGATAATAGTCAATGTATCCATATTATTTCATTTTAAACGAATGCTTAACGAACATCAAAATATATTTCAAAAAAATCTTTTTTAGTCAATCCTAATATACGCAAAGCATTTTTTATAATAAATTCAGGTACAGGAGATATATGTGTCTGCAATATTATAGGACGGAGCAAATCTCTTCGTGTCCATTTCTCGTGACCTCCTTCTGTAGATATTTTCTTGCATCCAACCTTCTCCAAAAAATCACGAAAGTCAGACAATGGAACATTGCTTAATTTCTGTGTATTCATGCGAAAGATGGTATATTAACGCTCTCCGAGTATTTTACATAATCTTTGTTCTCAATAATTTCCCTGAATTCAGGATTCATCGACATCATTGTATTAATATCAGGAGCCTTTATCCTCTTTTGCTTCATACTTTTTATTTTCCATCCGTGCTTTTGCAAATCCTTCACTAAGGTGTTTTTATGTAAACAATATTCTATATACATACCCAAAGTTTGCCCAAATGAAGTCTTTGCAGCATTTTCAGTTTCCCCATAGCCGGACAAGTCCAAAGCCGGGCAATACGATATATAGACATTATCCTCTTGGAAGATATAAACCCCCACATTAAGACTTATTTTAGTCTTACCGTCACTATACTGAGCTTCAAAAGAATGAGCATCCATGATCCTGTGATATATTTATGATTTTATGAGAACAGATTATATTATTTTTTGTTGCAAAGCTAACGAAAAAAATAATCGGATAAACAATCATAAGCTAATTTATAAAGCTGTCTAAATTGTACTTATTATTTCGTTTAGCGGATGCTGCTTTACTAGCATCATTGCCCATTATAAAAACATAGGTGAAATTATTTATATGCGCATATATGCTGGTGCTTATTTTAATATATGCTTTCAAGATATCTAGTTATATATTCTAATGATACTTCATCTCCTATTTCTTTAGCCCGATAAACCATCCAATAGATAGCTTCGGATTCTATGATAAATTTATATGTAAATTTTGTATTTGACGATGAATTATAAGAATCAGTTATAATCTTTATAAAATCATCTTTTTCACCATCTCTAAGCAAGTCTATGGTATCTTTTTTAAGCCAGCAATAATCTACATCATACGGGTCAAAGGAGGAGCAGGAATAAGCACCTATATTCCCTAGGCTTTGTTCTAGTAAGAAATTATCGCCACGGATATTATGCAAAAATATGTTCTTTTGGCCGACAGGATGTGTATAACCATAAAAGTTAAAATGAATGATTTTGGGTACTATGCTGTTGAATAGGAAATCAAAGTTTATATCAACGGACTTTATAGGGGCGGGGAAATTGGACGGTTTTACCCCATTAAGTATATCATCAATATCTGCTTCCGAAATAACGGGTATATGATATCCGTCATGAGTAAGAGTTAGTATCTTGGCAATATCCTTTTCGGGAACGTTTTTACCTTTAACTATGACGCATGTTTCCTTTGACAAGCCAAGGAGGGTAGGTTTGTTGGCGGTGATACTACGGGTTATAGCTCCTCTTGCTTCCATCTTATCTGCAAGAATGGATGTCTTTTGTGAGAATTTGCCGCAAAAATAAACTCTCACCCCTGATAATATATCCTTTGAATCAAAATCGAAAAGTGTTTGAGAATCGTTCATCTGTTATTGCTTTTAATTTGGAGGTTCTTGGTGTATTCATCCCATTCACCTGCTAATACTTTATCTAAATCTTTTTGGTAAAGCCTTGTTATTTTACATCCGTTCCGTTCTAATTCGTCTAGTTTTTCTATCTTTCTATATCCCGGTTCATCTCCAATCAAGACAAAATCAGTTTTTTTTGAAATGGAAGTATTTATATCAGCTCCCATATTCTTTAAAGTAAGTGCAAGGTCACTTCGTTCTTGGGTAAATACTCCTGTAATGACAATCTTTTTATCATAAAAAGGATTGTTAGGGTCAGCGTTAGATAAATCTTTTTTCAATATATCACCCGTTAGGGGTGTATGTTCTTGGATAAAATTGGAATAGAATTCGTTATATGCTTTTTGCTCCTCTGTTTGTTCTTCTGCTTGTTTTGGCATGGATGATCTGTCAATTGCATATAATTCACCGTCAAGATACTTTAAAAACAAACGTGCGCAAGCTTCTGCATCGCAGGCAGCATCATGATGAGACGGTAGCGGAATATTATTTATATAACATGCTTCCTCGAGGTTTGTTTCCGAAAGCTGATAAGTGCATGCACACCCCATTATAATGGGGTGTTGTATATTATAATAAGATAATGCTTTTTCGAGTACATCATAATCAAAATCAATGTTGTGCGCTACGATAAAGTTTTTATCAAAATAGGGCTTAATTTTATCCCATAAAATGTCAAATGTAGGTGAATTTAAGGTATGTTCAGGAGTGATACCATGAACTTTAGTACATGACACCGAATATTTATTTTGGGGAGGCTGTATCAATTCATTGATTTTTTTTACGATAACTCCTTCTTTAACTACAACTAACCCAATTTGGCAAGGCATTCTTTTCGGGGTAGCAGTTTCAAAATCAATAGCGATAAAGTTAGCGTTATTCATAGTTGATATTTTGATTATATTCTTTTAAATTGAAATGTTTCCTAGGGGTTTTATGACCATTGCATATAATAAGAATAAGACTTTGCCTTTTGGCTTCGTCTTCATTTGGGTTGACTGATTCATTTTTGAATTCATTCATCAACCTTTCCAGCTTGTCTATAAATACGTTCATCATTTAGGTATTAGTATCAATCAAACACTAAACGTGTACGTTTTGTTTAATTATTATATAAATTAAGCTGTTTTTCTTAATTCTGTAAGTAGGTCTGTAATTCCCTCTAACTTGTCTACTGACGATTGAGTATTATTGTCTATACTTTTCAGCCTCTTGTTAACCATACTCATAAATTCAACCAATACGTTTCGGAAGAGGCTTTCTGCATGGGCTTCTTCCTCCTTTTTCTCATTTGGCGATGAGGCTATAAGCATTTCTCCTTTTCCACGGAGTAGCCATTCGGCGGAAATGAGCGGTTCAGCTTCCAAAATTTTATATAATGTTGAATATTTTGGCTCTGCACCTCTTAATATATCGTTAAGTGATGTCTGTGCAACGCCTATCTTTTCTGCAAAAGATCTTTTACTTTTATATCCACATTGAGATATAATTTGAGCAATTCTTTCATTTACAGTTGTTTCCATAATATATTATTTAAAACATTTTCTAAATAACGGTCTAACTTGTATTTTTAAACGGTTTAGCTTGTTATTGAATGGTAAACCGTTTATCTTTGCATCCGTAACCAATAAAAAAACGGTTGCAAACGGATATAAAAATGGCTGTCACGACATAAACCGTGATTTTGTTCGCACCAAAATTGTTCCAGCGGCAAATATAGTGACTTCCATTTTAATATCCTACAAATGAATTAAAAATTAGACGATACGGTTTAGTGGTGTTTACCGTAAGTTATTTAGGATATCAAAATAAAGCTCTTGCTTAGTACCGACCAAACACCAATTATGTCGGGAACAGCGAGGGCTTTTCTTTTTAAAGGATATGAAAAAAACGGATTGGGTTTTGATAACTTCTGTAGAAATAAGGATATATGGTACTAAGACGCTTGGAAGAGAAGCCCCCAAGGAATACAAGAGAGTAGTATTAGACAAAGGGGCTGTGATATATCAGGACGAAATGCCGGCTAGAATGTATTGGGCAGCATCCGATCCGATAAGAAAGATGTTTGATTTCCTGTTAGGGCTTAAAGAGCGCAAGAGCGCTAACGATACAAGAGGCGATGGAGGAAATTTTATTGGACGTTTCAAGAAGGCTTGGAGAGAGCTTGTCGGAAAGGATTCTTAATTCATAGTCAAGTTTTTGAAGGTTGGCTTTTAACAGCTCTTCTTCGGCAGTAAAGCCGCCATGACTATATAGGTCAAATGCTTTAGGTTTCATTTTAATCTCGATAGAATCATAAGTTTTCTCCAGTGTGATAAGTCCGATTTCTTCAAAATAGTCGTAAATGGATTCAATCACGTCAGGAGGCAGGTTTAAATCTCTTGATTCTTCGTAAAGGTTGGCGGTAATGCCGATGCTGTTAACTGAAATAAGGCTTGAAAGTACTTGATCCTTAATCGTAGAAGTAATAAGTAAATTGCTCATAATAATAGTTTTTTCGCAAAAGTAAATATTAAAAATAAGATAACAAAGATATGATACCATTAGAAAGACGAATAAGTGATGATACCCGGTTGATAGACTTGACCGTTGGCGAATTGAAAGAGTTGTTTAGCAGCTTGATTCCGAAGAATGAAATAGTTGCTCCAGCCAAAACGGGGCAGAACTTGGTATATGGCATAAAAGGGATAATGGATCTGTTTCATTGCTCTGAAACTACAGCATATCGCCTAAAGTCGGGCGTCATAAAGAAGGCTGTCCGCCAAGTAGGACGAATGATTGTGGTTGATGCTGATCTGGCATTGAGCTTATTCACAGAAAAACGGAGGTGAGATGGACTATTGTAAGGATTGCGCCCTGTTTGACGGTGATCTGCAAGAGCCGGACGGGTGGTGTCTGCTGAATCAGACAATTATAGAGGATAAAGAGGAGGAATCATGCACGGATTTTATAGGGAAGGAGGAAGAAGATGGGAAGTAGACGGAATGAGAAAAGTGGCGTCCTGTTTGAATTGCGTGAGGAAATAAAACGCCATGAGGAGCAGGCGAAGATTTATGAGGATTCCTTGTTTGATGGTGATTTTGAAACGAACCGTATTAGATGGGCTAATGAGTTGGTAAAGATAGAGAGGCTAAGGTTGAAACTCAGAGATAAGGAAAGCAGGTCTTATAATATGTCCACGAAAATAAGAGGCGAGAAGTATTTATCAATTTAATATACAATATGAATATAGGAACATTAAAATATTGGCTTTGCATCAAAGGTTATCGTCTTGAATGGTTCGGTACAGGTACGAAGAATAATCCAATAAAGATAAGAACAAGAAAAAGAGTTTGATTATGAATAAGTTAACAAAATATACATTATTGGTTGTGGCATTGTTTTTATTGCTAGGCATTGCCGGACGATGTGACTATAACGAATCTGTGATTTATAATATGCCGGACAATGTGTATCAGGTTTTAAAAATAGAGTTGGGTAATCCATCCGACAGCCGGTTAGTTGACGAGTACATGAGCAACCGTAATCATTGGGATAGTTTAGCGATTGATTATCAATTAAAGTAATGGAGTTATGAAGTCAGTAGAGACCAAAAAAAACGAGGTAAGGGAAATCACATCGGATATCAGCCGAATGAAAGGTAAGTACCTAGTTTATGATTTGAAGCGTTCATGGAAGGAGGATTTCTTAGACGAAAGTTCGGGCGAGGTCGTGTCAATAGAGCGTAAGGAGTTGATCTACGAAAGAGGGACCCTGTTACAAGCTGAAGAGTTGTCAAGAATACAGTTTTTTATGAATGAGGGCTCGATAAGTGAGATAGAGGTAAGCAATCAGAAACGTATGTCCTACGAGTTCAAGAATACATATATTTATCCATATATGGCGCAGGTCGATGTAGAGAGCAAGAAAAAAAAGTTCCTGATGCTCGCCAGTTCGGTAGATAACGCATTAGAAATCGTGAAAGATTATGTAGAGTTGAATTATACGGGAAGATATCAGGTATCAATGGTGAAGGAGTACGAGAACCATATAATCATAGTAGATACAATGCTCAAGAAACCGCTTGATGACGTGACAAAGCTTGCGCTTGACGAAGAGTTGTATTCAAGAGAGGAAAGGGATCAGATATTAAAAGGGGATGATGAGAGCAAACCTGACACATTAAAATTCTACAAGATTAAGGCGAGGGTTTCATTTAGTGACGATGAGAATAAGGATGAGATTTTCCAAAGTTTTATAGTTAATACCTATACTGCTGAAAGGGCTATAATGCTGATTAACGATTTCCTGAGCCGGGAGCAGGACAAGCACGAGAAAGAAGCTGTGGATAAAGGGAACACGTTCAAGCGGAAAGATATTAACGCAGTGATAGAAGAATCGGGAGTAATTCCGGTATATGCCTTTGTTCCGAAAGAGTTTTCGGAAGCATACCAAAGTCAAACATAGGTTTTAGTTTAGGTTTTAGCCGGTGTAGCCTGTGAAGGTGATCCGGCACATGGGGGCTTAGCTCAGTGGCAGAGCGATGGCAGTTAACGGTCAGGGGTAATTAATCTGTTTTTTGTTTTTGTTTGTGTGTGTTTCCATGATACAGATCGGCAAAGCCATAGGTCACGGGTTCAATTCCCGTAGTTCCCACAACTTCAAATGGAAGTTTTTATTAATCAATTACTTAACCAAAGCCACTATTAAAGGGTAGTGTGAGGTGTAAGCCCTCTTGTATGTTATATTCTATATCAATTATTCTCCCGGTGTGGTTTGACCGCCTATCCGGGAACTATTAAAAAAACGAACATGGAAAAGGACGATTTACCGGATTTGACGGGATATGAAATATACCAAAGACTGGATTGCGGTGATAATATAGCTTTGTTTTTCAGGAAAAAGAGCAAAGATTTCCTGCTGGATATCACCGGTGAGATGGAAACAGCCCCTGAAACAGGAGATTTGACTATATTCTGGGACAAGGGAAAGGAGTGGAAAGCTTATGTAGCACTATTGGCTACTAAAGAGTTTGCGGCACAATACCAAGAATACCCGTATAAATCCAGTACCCAGGAATGGCACGGATATGCGATAAGATTCCGTAATCCGGAACAGTTGAACAAAATTATAAAATATAAGCCCAATGTTATCCAAAAAAAAGAAACCGGCAAAAACTAGCGATACAGCGAACTTGAAAAAGAAGCTGGATGCTGTATTCTCTCAATATATCAGATTAAGGGATATGATACCTAATACTACGGTGTTCCGCTGTATCTCGTGCGGTTTAATAAAACCTATCACACAGGCAGATTGTGGTCATTACGTTAACCGCCAACACATGGCAACCCGTTACAGCGAAGTGAATTGCAACGCTCAATGCCGTAGCTGTAACCGCTTCGATGAAGGCAACATACAGGGCTATAGGAGAGGACTTGTGAGAAAGTATGGTGAAAATCAGATATTGATTTTGGAGACCATGAAATACGAAACAAGGAAGTACGCCGCAATCGAATATGAAGCGTTGATTACCCATTACAAGAGAGAGGTGACGCGGATTTTAAAAGAACGAAATTTGACAATAAAATGTTTGACCGAATAACCATAAAGGCAAGGATAGATGTGAACGACATAGAGACTATAGTCCTGAAGAACTACCTTAAGGAATGTTCGGAGGATGATGAGATCTACTACAAGTCTTCTGCATACTCCAACTTTGACGGATGCACCATTGAAATAAGGGGTGACACCTTGAAGTGCAGTTGCTCGGTCTGCAAGTTATACCATAAGGGGAAATCGGGCAAACTGGACAACAGCCGCCCGATGACCTTTCGAATGGCAGTAAGGACAATAGAAGAACTGTTGCTCAGATTGTGCGTAAAAGCGGAGAATGCAGTAGTGACCTATTATGAGATAGGGGTTACAATGAAGATGAAACATACGGCTGACGAATATATAAGACTTGTGGACAGCATAGCAGAACGCGCCTTATGGAATGATGCCAACTATCAGGAATACAGGCAGAAAACAACCGAGAAGAGCAAGTATTATCGTAAGATACTGAAGATTTACGATAAGACACACGAGGCCAAGGAGAAGAAACGGACAGTAGGAAGTAACATTCTTAGAATAGAGACCGTATACAAACATCAGTCCGTACCACTACTGCAATTGGTTGACAACATATCGCTAAACAAAATGGCCCGTATATTTTACAAGGACTGGTCAGAGATACGGTTTGAACGGGAGATAATACCTGCTAAAGGTGTCAAGCTATCCCAACTAGAGAAAGCCCGTGAAATACAGAGGATTGGTGTCACGAGATACAAGGAACGGTACAGGATCATGTATATGGAAGGAAAACTCACGAAGAAGCAGTGGGAAACCTTACGCACGTTTGCCAATTCGTGGGATGTGGAGAAGAAGAAATATACGGAAGTGATGGGTGAATTGGAGCAGGAATTTAAGGAAAAATTACTAAACTGTTTTCAAGCATCCTCAATCACGCCAATTATTAAAAAATATAACTAGCTGATTATCAAATAATTACATAAGAGGAAAAAGCACCTTATGGGGCGTGGTTAAATAATTGTAAATCAGTAAGTTAGTAATAAAAAGATTAAAAATTAACGGTTTTCGGCAACTTGTCTTATACTGCCCGAAGGGTAGTCGGGACGACTTAAGGAAAGCAGTAAAGAAAAAGGAGAAAATATTATGATGTGTGAAATCAAAGGAAGAATCACCGCAGATTTGGGTGTAAGGAGAGGAACCACCCGTCAGGGAACGGATTACGAGATAAGAGAATATCTTATAACCGAACAGACGCAATTTGGAAAATCAATGGCATTCACCATGTTTAGCAATGATGGCCCGATAAAAGAACCGCTTTGTGTTGGCGATGATGTTACAGTATACTTCAATGTTTCCGCCAAAGAATATACGGATAAGGATGGGAAGAAAAAATGGTTTAACAGTGTACAGGCATGGAAGATCCAAAAGTAGTTGTGGTGATCAGATGGAATACATGGAATCGTACCACAATAGAGAAGATGGCTAAGAGGTTTGGGTTTGAGCCTTATGTGAGCGTGAATCGTAAGACAGGAGCTATGATAAAAAAGGAGGATATGGATTTGCTTGAGGAATGCGCAAGGCGTGGAATTATCGAAATATCAAAATAACGAAAAATAAACAATATCATGGAACAGAAAACATTTGAAGAAATAAAGGAAGAACTATTACTGCGCGCCAAGAAAGCAGGTGCCTGTCAAATAGGTTATGCGATGGGATTAAGGAGTCAATGCAAGGCTGATATACTTAAGGCTATTACTGATAACTGGTCTTGGGTGTTACGAACAGCAAGAATAGTAGATGCAGAATATTTAGAAGACAATTTTGATGAAGAAGATCTAGCGGAAGCTGGTATCTATACACAAAAATACCATGAGGTAACAACAACATCTTTTGCCTGCGGCAGCGCAACAGTGGAAGCCTACGGCAGCGCAACAGTGGAAGCCTGCGACAGCGCAACAGTGAAAGCCTGCGACAGCGCAACAGTGAAAGCCTACGGCAGCGCAACAGTGAAAGCCTACGGCAGCGCAACAGTGGAAGCCTACGAAAATTCTTATGTTGAAGATTTAACAGGTAATATTAGGCCCCAGTCTGGATATGCAGTAATCAAGGATTATTACAACCATAAGATTTACATCAAAAAAGGGAGATATCAGATTATAGAGGTTGATTAATAGCTTGATGATAATACAATTAGAATTTAATTGGTAATAATTACCATTTACCTGACATCAGGAAAATGGTTCAAAACAGATAAAATATGAACCAAATGAATATAGAATTAAGTAAGATGCAGCTTATTCATTTAAGGAATATCTGCAAAAAAGGATGGGGTGGTTATAGTAAACCCTCTGATGATTTAGAAGAAATGATAAAAAACGGTTTGTTGACGAAATCGGCTGGACCATTTGGTGATGTTGTTTATCGTCCAACTGATGCTGGGCGTAGTTATATTAATGACTTCAATAACGAACAGAAATGAGTCACATAGATGGCACTAGAAAATCGTATTCATCTCCATACGAGATAACGGTCTGTATGACCAAAGAGGAATGTAAGATATTGCTTCCGTTCTTTCAGAAAGCATATAAGAGTGTAAAATCAAAATACGAAAAGTATAATGATATTCACAATGGAGGGGAGGCTACGGAAAGAGAAGAAAATCTTCTTATGAAATACTCTGAGCAGTTGGAAAGACTGGAGAGTGTTTTATCATCTATTGATGAAATTTTAAAATTGGACAGATATGAGTAAAAAAAGAACAATGCAAATAGATGTAATTGAGGAAGTAAAAGGAACTCAATTCATGCAATGCAAACTGTATATAGATGGCAATGCGAGTGTTATTCTTATGAATAAAATCGATTATGAAAGGCTGTTAAGCGATAGTTTTTTTGTGCGTGATGGTAAAAATCGGGATTCAGCCGGAGTGTTGAATACTACTAACACTTTTTTAGAAAAAGATTAATATTTAAAATTATTCAGAAAGGAATAAATCATGAGGGATAAGTCTAGATTGAAACATGTGATGGTGCAGGCAAAGATAAGTGTGGAGGCTGCTGATAAATTGGATAAAATTGTGAAGGAATATAAGTTTAACAGCAGATATGAGGTGATGCAATATCTGCTGTCAGCATTTATCGAAAAGGCCGATTGCGAAACAGAATATAATGGAGTTAATACTAATGAAACTGAACTTATGGATATATTCCAGCGGCTTAGAGCTGTGAAGGACAGGGTAAATACTGTTAAACCGTCGGCATATGATAATATTAAAAGAGTGGCATCAGTATTCATATATAGAGTTACCAACAGAAGGAGATATGTATCAAGCTGTATAACGGAAAATGGGGAAGGAATGCACCATTCCTCTAAAAAAGAGCAGGTATTAGAGGAAGTATTTCGGTATTTATATCCGAATTTAGCACAACGATTACTTGTAATCGGACGTAATATAGGAGTCAACGGTTATGATAATATCATCAAGGAGTTACTTGATATGTCTCCTGTATCATCGGATGGTATACATAATGATGTATCTACGGAGGTTAGTGGTTTTATGGGGCAGAATAAATACGGAATGGTTCCGGTTATAACAAGAAACAAAAAAGTAGAAAATGAGCAGGGATTATAATTACAAGAAGATGATCAGCTCCATGGCATGGAGAAAAACAAGAAGAAGAAAACTTGAACAGTCACCGTTATGTGAAGCTTGCAAGCAAAATGGAGTGATAATGGCAGCGACAGAGGTTCACCATGTTATACCGTGTGAGTCAGCCAAGACAGTCACTGAGATGAGAGCTCTCATGTTTGATGTGGACAACCTACAGTCATTATGCCACGACTGCCATTCTTTGATTCATGCAGGAATGAAGTCACATAGCAGAGTTAAGGTGAAAGAGAATGCGAGCCGTTCATTATCCCGGTTTAAGGAAAGGTTTATCTTATAATCCGGGGGGGGGGATTTTTTTAAGACCACCCGGATTACTCAAACCCACTCCCACCAGGCATCACAAATTTTAGCTTTGAAAATTTGGATTTGGGGGTGACACTTTGGGATTACTCGGAATAACAACAATATTGTAAAAATAGGTAATATTAAAATATTTAACACAATGAAGAAAAAAAGCGAGGAACAACGGGCGGTCAGCAAAAAAATAAAAAATCAGAGGGATACGATTATAAAAACATTGAAAGATGTCAATAAGTATTCCAAAGAGTTGAACTGTCAGATTGATATATTTTCCCGTCTGTATCTGTTGTTTAAAAAAATCACGGAGGAGGTTTTGGATGATGGATATAATATCGTGTATGAAGAGAAGAGCCGGGAGGGACATGTAAGAAAGCGAATTGACCCTTTGGCAAGAGTTCCGTTCGAACAGGCTTCGCCTTTGATGAAACTATTGAAAGGGTTGAAAATGAATATGGAAATGACTAAGCCTGATGATGGCGGAAGTCGTGGTCCCAGTCCGCTGGATAAACTAATGGAGAATATCAATAATGTGAATGACGGAGAGGACGAATGATGAATGAATGGGAGGAGAAAAAAGCACTGAAAAAAGGGTATACGGATAGGCTGACATCTGTTGATTTGGATAGGTATAATCTAAGGAAAATAGACGGTCGGCTCTTTTCTTATATATATAGCGTGCAGTCCTGCCCGGAGAGGCATAACCTGTACGAGGTCCTTTCTGTGCTGAAATTCCTCCGTCTGATGGACACTTACACGTTTCAGAAAAAAAGAGTGAAAGTGTTTGTAGCCTTATATGAGAGCCTTAAATTTTCGGGGATAAACGGACGCCGCAGTTATAAGCTAACCCCCGTGCAGTATTTCCAGTTTGCCTCTATACTGGGGTTTTACAGATGGGAAGATATAGGCAGCGTGGAAGATATGACGGAAAGAAAGAAGGGAACAAAGGTCGTCAACGGGCGTGTGATGGAGTTGAGGCGGCTGGTAAGGGAGGCTATTCTGTTCGTTCCGCGAAAGTTTTCAAAAACCACCTCTACGGCTTCTCTTGCTGTTAATGACCTGCTTTTTGGGGATGCGAACGCGCAGGCATACACGGGCGCGAATTCAGGGCGGCAGGCTAAGATATGTTTTAATGAGATAAAGGGTATTATTAATCAATTGGATCCGGATAGACGCAGTTTTAAGACAAATCGTGAATGGCTGGGATGGAGGCCTACCAACACATACGGGAAAGAATCCTTTGTGGAATGTCTGTCGGGGGGCGGTGATGCAAAGGACGGTCTTAACGCATCTCTTTTTATCTTTGACGAATATGCGCAGGCGAGATATGTGAAGGATCACTCGGAGGGTGCGGAACTTATGCAAGTTATGGTGTCTTCTATGGGTATGAGAAGGGAGCCTCTGACAGTGATTATAACTACTGCAAGCCGCGTACCTGACGGACCTTTCGCTATAGAGCTGGAAAATGCGAAGAAAGTCCTTTTAGGAGAATATGACGATGATACGCAATTCGCGTCATTGTTTATGCCGGATGAATGGGAGCTTGACGATGAGCACATGAGTACTCCGGAGCTGTGGAAGAAATGTAATCCGCATATTGGCATAACGGTACAGGAGGGTTATTACCGCCAGATGTGGAACAAGGCGATACGCAACGTTGAGGCTATGATAGAATTTAAAACCAAGTTACTTAATGTCTTTGTTGCAGGCTCCGTAAAACCGTGGATAACACAGAATTTCGCCCATTCCTTGTCCATGAACATCAATTTGGAACAGGTGAAGGGAAGACCGTCTGCTATGGTGGCTTTTGACTTGTCTGTTTCTGATGACCTTTCCGCCGTGGTTTACAATATTTATAATAAGGAAGATAAAAAATTCTATCTGTTTATGGATAGCTATATACCGGAAGAAACAATAGAAACCCACCCGAACCGTGAGCTTTATAGGATGTGGGTAGATGGCGGCTGGTTGAAAGTATGCCCCGGTGCTGTCATAGATATGGACATGATTATAAACGACATATTAAGGCGTGACCGTAATTTGTTTATATGCCGGATAGGCTATGATGCTTACAAGGCAAGCGAGATACGCAACGCGCTTGCAGCGGGACTTTTGGGGAACGGGAAGAACCCGGACAAGATACTACGTGCTGTTCCCCAGACCTACGGGGCGTTCACATCACCGGTAGAATCGCTGGAGCTGGCGGCAAAGAGCCGTCCGGCTCATCTTGTTATTGCTTATAATCCTATCCTATTCTGGAACTTTGGAAACTGCTATATAGATGAAGATAAGATGTGTAATAAGAAACCGTTGAAAAGGAAGGAAAATCTTAAGATTGACGGTGCGATAGCCTCCTTGATGACATTTTGGCTTTACAGTAATACGGAACAGAGGTAACCATAAACAGCATATTGTCCGATATATAGAAGTTATAACTTGATATATGGACAATTTTTTCAGATTTTTCAAAAGAGAATCGGCACCATTGCCGTCATTCATAGACAGTGGTTCGGAGAAGACGGATGAGGAAGCGCACGAAGATTATGGGAAAGCGAAATCTACAGGTGGAGATTATCGGGAGAACATAGCTTATGTGAATTCCCCATGGGCTGCATTGAATATAGCCGCAGTATATCGTGCTGTGAATCTACTTTCAAGTTCTGCCGCTACGTTAACTATCCAATACAAGCGTAAGGACAGGGCGAAAAACTATTTCAAGCTGAGCGACACGAAGGATGGGAAGAGGATAAACTATCTGCTCGGGGCACGTCCTAATGATCGGATGAATTCATATACTATGATGAAGTATACGGTAGCCCAGTTGCTTTTGCAAGGGAATGCCTTTATCTACCCTGTACGTAATTCGTTCCACGAGATCGTATCTTTCATATTGTGTTCCCCCGGCTCGGTAACTTACGATGTATATGCTAATCAATATAAGATTGATGATATAACCAACGGAATAAGTGTGACTGTAGGTCCGAAAGATATACTCCATTTTAAGAACATGTGTCTTGACGGAGGATATTGGGGAATGTCTACCATAGCATACGCCAAGCAGTGTCTTAGTATTACTGCCACATCGGATGGTGAGACGTTGAAACGATTTGCCACAGGCGGACGTTTCAAGGCTATTCTTCAAGACAACACAACTGTCCAAGGCTACGGAAAGTATCAGGACGAGCAATTGAAGAATATGGGAATGGATATTCAGGACACGTTGAACCGTGGAGGGGACATACTGGCTGTATACGGTGACGGAAAGCTTACCCCTATAAGCATGTCATCGGCTGACATGCAGTTTTTGGAAAGCAGAAAGTTTAATATCCGTGAGATTGCCCGGTTCTTCAATATACCACCGAGTAAACTTATGGACGATTCCAACGCCAACTACAAGAGTGTAGAGATGTCCAATGTAGCCTTTTATGTTGAGGCTTTGCAGCCCATAATTACCGAGATAGAGCGTGAATTTGCCGCCAAATTACTTGATGAGAATACCTATATGGATTACAAGTACACATTCGACTTGTCCGCATTGTACGCCCTTGACGTTGACAGCAAGAGCAGATGGCAAAAGACACGTCTGGAAACGGGCCAAGCAACCGTTAATGACATACGTAGGGATGACGATCGTCCGCCGGTGGACAAGGGGGATGATGTGTACATAAGCACAAACCTTGCAGTATTGGGAAGCCCCAAAATGTCTGGGGAAACAGTTGCAAGCTCTACAAAAATAAATGATAACAAGGAAGGAGAAGACGATGAATAGAGAATTGCGTGTGCTGACGCTTGAAAAAATGAAAGCGCAGATAAGGGATGTGCAGGATGAAGAGTTGGAGTTGTTGCATACATGGGGCATGGCGTGTGAGAGTGTGATTATAGATATGACAAACCGCACATTCGAAGAGTTGGAGGCATGGGAGGACGCTCATGGAAAAGGATTTCCCGAAGCCTTGGAATCGGCTATGTTGCTACTTGTAGCCCATTTGTTCCGGAACAGGGAGCCGGTTTCATCCGTAACCCAGAATATGGTTCCTTTTACTATATCAATGCTTGTAAAGCCTTATGTGAAATTATCAAACAGAAGTGAATCATGATATCAGCAGGGGCATTAACGGAAAGAGTGGATATTATGACCCCGGAAATAAGCCGTGGTAGCATGAATGAACAGGTAATCCAATATCGGAAAGCAATTACCGTATGGGCTAATGTGCAGTTTCAAAGGGGCGCTCGTGCTCTGACTGCCGGTGAAGCGTGGATGAACAGTTCGGTAGTTGTAACGATGCGCTATATGTCCGTGGTTACTGATCGTTGTCGGCTGGTATGGGATGGGAAAACCTACAGAATAGATTCGTGTAACCGATCCAAGAGAGATGGGAGTATTACTATTACGGCTTCCATATTGGATGAGGGAAGCGGTTTCGGGTAAGCCGAAAACAGGTATTTATAGGATATAAAAAAGGCGTTTCCTAAAGGGGCGTTTGAAAGTTGTAAATAAATAGAAAAAAATATGGATAATTCCAAGGAGAGAGAGGTAAGATACATGACCGGTGACCAGTTCCAGCCAAAGATCCGCGAGGCGGAGGACGGGAGTGATAGCCGGGTAATCGAGGGTTATGCGATTGTCTTTGGCGTTGAGAGTCGTATGCTTGTGGACTATTGGGATAACTACCGTGAGATTATAGAGCCGGGAGCCATTACGGAAGACGAGTTGAAGCGGATGGATATAAAGATGACATTGTGGCATAACCGCGAGAGGTTGCTGGCTCGTTGGAACAGGGGTGAAGGATCGCTTTCGCTTTCTGTGGATGAAACGGGTGTAAGATATAGATTTACAGCTCCAGCGACTCAGGATGGAACTACCGCATTAGAGTTGGTAAAGAGAGGGGATTTAGCCGGTTCTTCATTCACATTCTGGAGCGATGAGAGTTCTTCGGTCAGGTATACCAAGGATGATGATGGTGTGCTGTTACGACACGTTACCCGTATTGACGAGGTTTTTGAAATGACTATAGCTTCTGATCCGGCATATGTGCAGACCAGCGTCACAGCCCGGGAAGTGGAGGCTTCCGGTATTGTGTTGCACCCAGATCAGAAGAAACGGGAAACAATTGAGAAAAATGAAACCGCATATGCGGAATTGAGAAAGATAGCGAATAAGAAAATTTTTTAATCATTTTTGTTTATGAATAAAGGAAAGAAAGTGAATGTACAACAGTACATTACCAGACGAGAGGAAATCAAGGTACGTCTTAACGAGATTGTAGATTTGGCTGAATCGGAAAACAAACGTGCGTTTACCGATACTGAGAATGACGAGATCGAGTGTCTGAAACGCGAGATGAATGCTTTGGATGTGCGCATAGCGTGTGCTGACAAGAGCGGATATGTGGAAGTCACCGCCCGTGAGCTTGCGTTTGATGCGTTTATGCGCGAGCATATCAATTCTAGAAGTTCCCATCCGCTTAAGCGTGAGTTTACAGGAATGATCAGTACGGGAGCGCAGCCGATGATCCCTCTTACTATTAATGACATTATCCCTGCTTTGGAAGAAGGTCTTATCATTTCTAAGCTTGGATTACCGTTACGCACAGGTTTGGCGGGTGATTATTGTTGGCCGACAGTTTCGGCAGTTGAAGCAGAGGTAGCCGGGGAGGCTGTAGCTTTGACCGACAAAAAAATCGAGATCGGTAAGATTGTACCCAATCCTCAGAGAGTGGGTGTTACCATCAAGATTACAAGTCAGACAATCAACCAGACCGAGGGGGTAGCATACGATGTCGTTAAGCAGCAGATACCGATGGCTGTAACACGGACGCTGAATAAGCTGATGTTTACAACTGGGAAACAGACGCATAAGTTAGTAGGACCTTTTTCTGAGATCGCGTTCCCGGGAGGAAGTCCGGGCACCCCAAAGACTATCGCTGAGTTAAAAACTATGGCTGAAAAGAAAAATGCCCGTTTTATCAAGTTTGCCAACTCGACACCGACATTTAAGGAATTGGTATTGATGCGAGCATTGCCATTGATGAAAGGTATTGAGGGAAGTTACATGGCTTATGTGATGGATGAATACACAAAGGCGGTATTGGAAACTACCGATCGAGGATATGAAGGACCGACAAATCCGGGTAACACGGGAAGATATATTATCGAAAATAATACCATTGCTGGTGTTCCGGTTTTCTGTACGAATTATATTAATACAGATGATAAGACCTATATTGGTTTTGGCTCATGGGGATATGAGCCTATCGGGCAATTCGGTGAACAGCGTTTTATAATCAATCCTTATTCGGAAGACACATCAGATGTTGTTCGCTTGACCCTTAATGGGGATTGGGCGTTTACCACATTGCGTCCTGAGGCGTTTACGCTGGGAGAGTTACCTGCCGAAGGGGAATGATTTATTTACCCGGGGCTACGGCTCCGGGATAAAAATACGAAGTTATGGGAATAATGAAAAAAATCCTTGAGAACAATCGGGGGAAGCAGATAAAAGGGGTGTCATTTGTCTATGAGGGAGACGAAGTTATTGCCATGCTTGAAAGGATGCGTAAGTCCAAGGAAATCAAAAAAAACGAGATAAAAAAAGAGGTACGAAGGGCATTAACACCGGAGCGGAAGTATGTGCGTAATGCAGCAAAAGCCGCAATGGGTAAAGATCCCGGAAGAGCGTACATGGCTGTAAAGATGGTTGTTTACCGTGACGGGAACGGCGGTATGCTTAACATACTTGATAGGGGAGATGCAAAAAGGCTGGCATTATATAAAAAACCGAACGGCGGTGTGTCGGGCATAAGAAGACGTAGATATGTAAGCCCGGAAACGAAGAGGTCTAGAGGCTATAGAGGTGCGGACAGGGCTTTTATCCTTCGGTTTATAAATTCAGGGACAGAAGACAGGTATACGAAAGTTAGACGTCAGGGAATGAAAAAATCGGCATATCGCGGCTCTTTGTCTGCAAGTAATTTTTTCCAGCCGGCAGCGGAATCCGGCATGGCTAGAGCCAGCCTTGTATTGTCGGAACGGATTGCAAGAATAATACAAGAAGTAAGTGAAGGAAGATGAGTTTATTTATAAGCAAGCATATTATTAGCTCTATACAGTCTAATAAGGCTGTTACGGAAGCGGTGGGGAACAGGATATATCCGGTTGTTATCCCTGTGGGGGCGCCGGAGTATCCGTTCATCAATTTTACGAGTTCTTTGGATGGTCCGGACGAGACCAAAGATGGATCTTGTGCGGATAATGTATCCACTACTTTGGTAGTTGTGTCAAAGACGTATGAAGTTGCTGTGAATACGGCTAATGAGGTGCGTTACTCTATTGAAGGGAAGACAGCCCGGTATGATAAGTTTGAGGTCATTGATAGTTCTTTTCTGTCATGTATTGAAGATTATTTGGTGGATATAGACGCATTTACTATAACTCTTTCGTTTAATTTTAAAACAATTGATCTATGAAAACAAATCAGATTATGATACGTCCGATGGGTGAGTTTAAAGTAGTTCAACGGACAAAAGATGCGTTTTTCAATGCAACAGAATTATTAAAACAGTGGAACCAATTAAAAGGTATGAGGAAAGAAGTTAATGACTACTTCGATTTGTCTTCTACTAAAGAGTTTATTTACACTATAATGAAAAGGGAAAATTATGATACGGGTAATTACCCCTATCATAAATCAAGAGCAAATAAGGGTGATAATGCGGGTACATGGATGCATCCACTGCTTTTTATTGATTTTGCAATGTGGATAAATCCATCATTTAAATATGATGTTCTAAAATTCGTTTATGACGAAATGATAAAGTTCCGCAATCTTGCCGGTGATGCATATCCCAGAATGTGTACGGCTGTTTGTTCTATCCTTCCAAAGGAGGTATTTAAGCAAAAAGTTAGTGATTTGGCAAAATCACTCAATATCATTGTGTATGGCAAACATGAATCAGAAATGCGTAATAAGATTGGCGATGAGGCTAAGATACGTGAGATGTATGAACTGGAACAACAGATAGCCCAATGGATTGAGCTGGGATTTATTAAAAATTATCAGGAATTGAAACAGGCACTAACGAAGGTGTATTATCAGAGACACCCTGATGTATTGCCTATGTAGATAACTTATTGAATATAGCACTTAAGAATAAATTCATAGTAAAAATCAATTGTTTTACGGATTCGGTTCGTGAGAATAGAATCTGTTTTTTAAGGAATTGTTTAACTTTTAAATTATATAGATTATGTCAAAAGCAAAACCTTTGAATGGAAAGGATTTTATGATTTTCGTTGCCGGTAAGGCTACGGCTTTGGCAACCAGTCACAAGCTGACACTTACCGCAGAGACGGGCGATGCCGCCAGCAAGGACGATGGCATGTGGGATGAGTCGATAGTCACGAAGATGGGATGGGAAGCATCTACAGAGGCGTTAGTGAGTGCTGATGCTGATGTGGAAAGTTTTGATTCTCTTTATGATGCTTTTATTGCCGGTGAGGCGGTTGATATCATTTTGGGAGTACCGGCTAATTTGACCAATGACGGTGTTCCTGAAAACGGTTGGGCTTCTCCGGCTACGAAGACGGGTCAGAAGTATTACAAGGGTAAGGCTCTGATTACATCTCTTGACCGTACTGATGCCAAGGGTAGTAATTCCACCATGACGGCGCAGTTTAAGGGACAAGGAAAACTTGAAAAGGCAACAGGTAATAGTTGATGGTATGAGGACAGTAAAAATTAATGGCGTGGAGTATACATTAAGGTATACTCTGCGCGCCTTATTTATATATGAGGAAATTACCGGGAAGTCTTATTCCGGTGACAGGATGGTTAACAGTTATATCCTGTTATGTGCTATGCTGATGGCGAATAACAAGGATTTTCCGTTAACGTTTGATGATGTGATAGACGCATGTGATTTAGATCCGTCCATTTTCGAAACATTTTTGGCTGTTTTGGAGGAAGAGAACAAGCGTATTAGTATGATTGTCGGGAAAGATGATAAAAAAAAAGCGATGGGAAAGAGAGCGAAGAAGTAAGTGTGATAAGGTTGTATGAAGAAGTTGTCGGTCGTGGAGGGATATCACCTGATTACTTCTTTGACAGTATGACTTTTAACGAGTGTGCTGCATTTATAAGGGGGATGAACCGGAAGGAGCAGGAGGCATGGGAGCGCACAAGAATGATGATGTATACTATCGCACAAGTGAATTCTACGGAAAGTCTCACACCTGAATTGCTGTTCCCATTTCCATGGGATGAGGAACGGGAACCGATAGAGATAGATGAGAATGAGTTGAAAGAATTGAGAGAACGAGCAAAAAATATGGAATATGGCAAGTAATGCGATTGTAAGATTGTTGTTTAACACCGCTGATTTTGATAAGAACATCAGAAGGGCGAAAGGTGAGATAGGGAATTTTGAAAAAAGCATAACAAGTATGGCCGGCAAGATAGGACCTGCTCTAAGTGGTTTTGCTGCTTTCGCTGGTATATCGGTAGCCATTGGGGATGCGGTAAGGACTTCTATGGAGTTTGAAAAGTCGTTATCCTCTTTGAAATCCTTAACAGGTGTGACAACGCAGGAGCTTTCGTTTTTTAAAGATGAGGCTATCCGTTTGGGTAGTACCACCACGCAGACTGCATCTCAGGTGGTAGATGCCTTTAAGCTGATAGGATCTCAAATGCCAGAGTTGTTAAAAAATAAAGAGGCTTTATCTTCTGTAACGGAAAGCGCTATTATATTAGCAGAAGCCGCAGAAATAGATGTTCCTGAGGCCGCTAAAGCGTTAACAGGAGCTCTAAATCAGATGGGCGCTTCTTCTAGCCAAGCTGCTGAATATATCAATATTTTAGCGGCGGCCTCTCAACAAGGCTCTGCTGATATCCCATATCTGAACAAGGCTATAGAGAATGCCGGTGGTGCTGCATCTTCTGTAGGTGTACAATTCAATGAATTGGTAGCCGCGATAGAGGCTATTGCTCCTAAAATAACGGATGCCGGCAGTGCGGGAACTAATCTGCGTAATATATTTCTCACTTTGGAAAGTAGTGCGGACAAGAACTTACGTCCTTCCGTGGTCGGGTTGTCACAAGCTGTGGGAAACCTTGCAGCAAAGCACATGAACGCTACAGAAATGACGAAAATGTTTGGTAAAGAGAGCGTAACGGCTGCTTTGGCACTCGTTTCTGAAAAAGATAAATTTATAGAGTTAACCGATGGAATAACAGGAACAAATACTGCATTAGAACAACAAAAAATCAATAATGACAACTTAGCAGGATCTATAGCGGCATTGCAATCTGCTTGGGAAGGTTTCATATTAACGCTAAACAATTCTTCGGGTATGTTACAAAGCGTAGTTGGTTTTTTAGCTGATATTGTAGATGGAGCACGAACGGCATTTTCTTCATTACAAGCTTTGGACGAGTCTAGTTATAAGAGCGAAGGTCAGAAATCGTTTAGATCAGAAAAAGTTCAAAACGCTATAAATGATATAAACGAACTGGTAAAAGGAGGAATGAGCCGGGAAGATGCCTTGAACTGGGAAGAGAATTTAACAAGAGATCTGTATAAGAGAGCTGATTCGTTAGAAGAAAAAAAAGAAGCCTATGAAGAGGCTATGGCAATATACAATGAGAGAGGTGGACAGTGGGACAAACGGGCTTACGAGCAATCAAAGGAAGTGTATATGTTAGCTCGGAACGAAAAGCAAATACGTGATGAAATATTAGATTATATTGAAAAAGAACGACAGAAATTAAAAGGCGTTGGTGATATCCAGAAGGAATTAAACAAGGGGGCTACTGTGGGTACTGGGGAAAAGAAAGGACCTACGGATTTGCAATTAGCTGCATTTAATGCCGAAGGATGGGCTAATGAAGAGGTAAAAGGGCTTCATAACAAGCTAAGACAGGCTATTGAGAGTGGAGATAAAATAAAGATAAAAAATATAGAGATTGATTTGGATGAAGCTATAGATGAAGCTAAATTACCTGATTTGTCCAAAAAAATTAAAGAAAACGAAGATTTCGCAAATTCGTTAAGTGCCATAGGTAACGCTTTTGGTAGCATGTCTTCAATGGCTGATGGTGCCGCCGGTTCTATCCTGTCTTATTTCGGGAACTTAATGAACTCTGTGGCTGCCGCGATTCCGGCTATTGATGCTCTTAATGCAAAGAAAAAGGAAGAATCTGTGGCTAATACGGAAGCAGCCGTAACCGGAGCCGCTTCGTCTGTGGCTTCCATTCCGTTTGTTGGTGCGGCTTTGGCTGTAGCCGCCATAGCTTCAGTTTTGGCTGCTTTAGCCAATATTCCCAAATATGCAACAGGTGGTATAGTGGGAGGATCATCATTTTTCGGTGATCACATGATAGCACGGGTTAACAGTGGCGAGATGATATTGAACCAGTCCCAGCAAGGTAAGCTGTTCAATATGATTAATAATGGTGGTGGATCCAATCACATAACGGTAGACGGTGAGGCACGGGTAAGCGGTAAGGCTATGTATATAACAATAAGGAATTACATGAAGGCTAACAATATAAAGTGGTGATATGGGGCAGAGATATAACATACATTTTAAAAATTACAGAAACACAGCCTATGATGTAAAGGTCTATATTGATGGCTATGTGGGACAGGTGACGGAATTACTGGGCGCAAGAAGCGCATTTGTCGTAGAGGGGAACGATGAGAACTTTGTATATGAGCCGATAAGAAGTTCTACGGCAACATTGACCCTTCTTGGTAGTGATTTACTTCTAGACCTGTTTAGCATTAACAACCAATATGCACCGGTTAAGTTGTTCAAGGGTGACAAGTTAATGTGGACGGGGTATATTGTTCCGGAGCAATTTACGCAACCTTATAAGCCTACACCGGACAATATCAGTATTGATTGCATAAGCGCAATAGGAACGCTTGAGAATATACAATATGAGAAACAGACAGAGAATGGATTTATAACGGCGATAAACCTCTTAAGGTACATTATAAGATCAGCTAATGGGGGATATGAGAAGATATATATACCTTATGTCTATGGATCGTCAGAAGTGAATTATTCGACAAAGAAAAACATATTCGATGAGATAACTCTCGCAGAAGAAAACTTCACCTCAGAAGGGATGATGTTGGACGAGGTATTGGAGTATTTTTGTCGTTTTTTTAATTGGACCTTATACGATTATGAAGGTAGCCTGTATTTTGTTGATGCAGATTGGAAAGGGGAATACTTCTCGTATGGCGAGGATCTTGTCACTTATGAGATGGTTACTCCAAACACTGTATTGCTTCAGGATATCGGCTTCGGTGGTAGTGATCATACAATAGATGTGCTTCCCGGGTATAATAAGGTTACTGTTAAGGCGATAAACAACGTCTTTGACGAATTGGTGGAGAATGAAGATTTAGAAACGTTGAAAGAAAACGGTTACCAAAGTGTAAGTTATGATAAACTGTCAGGGGATGATGTTAAGGTGGTACGCAAAAGGTTTTTAATTCCTGAAAAATGGGAATTGGACTCTTACGATGGCGATACAGGGGAAAAACAAGATCCGAAAGATGCAATGAATAATTCTTTCGGAAGCGCATTGCTAAAAATTAGTGAATATGGGGGAAAGTGGGAAAGATCGGATTTTATCCCTGACATTTCTGACTATTCATGGACATTGGCCGTTCAAGATAGAGTGAAAGGGCAGCAGTTTCAGGAAAAGCCGGGGGAGGCAATGAGTAAGGATTTGGTTGCGATAAAAGGTGCTAAGGGAGCTGCGTGGATGAATGGAGCATTAAGTATTGACGGTAGTATTATAGTTCCGTGGGACGATGCAAATTTAGCGTTCTGTAAGCCTTCGGGGAAATCCGGGTATGCTGATATTACTTATGTGCTAAGGATAGGAGATAAGTATTGGAATGGAAGTTCGTGGGTTGACAGTGAGGCTGAATTTAAGATCAGATATGAAAACGAAAGCGCAGGCTCTCCATTAACTGTTAAGAATACCAAGTCACCTGATATGCCGTATTCTGGTCTGTCCGGATATATTATTAAATTGCCGGATAATGCACCGATTATAGGGGATTTAGCATTAAAGATAAGAAGGACAAGTGAAATAGGATTTACTCTTGAATCGGGAGCTGGGAGTATAAAATTTTATGGATATATATACAAGAATCCTAATCTGAATTATAAGAAAAAAGACGGAGTTGTAGATGAAGGTGAGAACGGGGATCGTGTATACGAGAATGTAGTCAATGAAAAATTTATGTCCGAACTTGACGAGATAGAATTTGGCATAAGTAGTTATAATGAAGACGGGGCGACTTACAGCAAAGCTCTTTTAAATGGCAATTTTTTAACAAACAACTTGTATTCGGCAATAGAAGGTACGCTTGTGCGCCCCGAAGAAGCGTTGATCAGGCGTATCATTAACCGATACCGGGTAACCAAAATCAAGTTAACTCAGGTATTAAAAAACAGTGATCTCATTCATCCTTTCACGGTTTTGTATGACAATTCTATGGTTAGTAAGAAATTCTTGTTATTAAGTGGTGTATGGGATTACGAGCAGAATACAGTAACATTATCAATGATAGAGAATGGCGATAAAGTCAGATATAAGAATCATAAGTAAGGTAGTACCGAGGGAGCGTGATGGGAAGTATGTTCCCCGCTCTGTGACTATTATACAGGGTGGCGGTGGCGGCGGTGATGTCACCAATGCCGAGCATGCCAATTCCGCATATACGCTGGATGAGGACACACCTGTACAGAACTGGTTCTTATCCGCATTGAACGATGATGATGCGCAAGGCATAATCAATTTTCTCAAAGGTCTGAAAATAGCCGGGAATTTGGTAGACCGCATTGTGAAGCAGGGTGACAGGGATGTTACCTACACCGATGAAGACGTGATGAGCGCATTACGTGTAATGACTGAGATAGAGAACAGTGCGGAGAAACTGAAAGAGATATTCTTGCGGAAGGACGTGGCGGATTCCACTAAGTACTTGTTATCCTTACTGGGCGGAGTCTTGATTAAGAAATATGCCAAGTTCGGTGATTTCGTTACCGGCGTATTAGGTGGATACATAGACGAAAAGGGTAATCTTGAAATGGAAAGCGGTGTATTTCGTAAGCGTTTGTTTGTACCTGAAATAGCCTATAACCGTACAACCTATTTCAAAGGACGTATGGTAAACTCCC